CCCTCCGCCTCGGCTCCTACGTCCACGCCCTTGTCCTGGAGCCCGTGAAGGCCCGCCTCGCCTTCGCCATCGCCCCCACCTGCGACCGCCGCACGAAGGACGGCAAGGCCATCTACGAGGCTTTCACTTCCGCCCTCGAACCCGGCACGACCGTCCTCAGCGCCGACGAGGCCGAGGAGGCCAACAAGATCGCCGCCGCCGCGAAGGGCTGCATCGACCGCCACGGCTTCAAGTTCAAGCACACCGAACTGATGTTCCTCGCGTCCTACATGGATTGCCCCATCAAGGCCGCCATCGACGCGGTCGGGGAGTCCGACGGCTACCTGTACGACCTCAAGACCTGCGAGGACGCTTCCCCCGCCGGCTTCCTCAAGGCCGTCCGCGCCTACCGCTACAACCTTCAGGCCAACTTCTACAAGGCCGCCTATCAGGCCGGCTTCAAGGAGCACGTCCAAGGCTTCCGCTTCATCTGCGTCGAGAAGGAGACGCTCCAGACCGCCGTCTACGAGCTCGGCCCCGACCTCATGGCCTACGGCTACACCGACTTCGTCAAGGCGCTGGAAACCTACAAGGCTTGCAGCGCCTCGGGCGAATGGCCCGGGTACGCCCATGACATCCAGACGCTCGACCTGAACAAGGGCCCGAGCGACGCCGCCGCCCCCATCAACTTCGCCTAATGATTAAGATCATCCTTGTTAGTTTCCTGCTGACAACGGCGGCATTCTTCGCGGTGCTGGCGTTTTGCGGATTGGTTAAACTGCATCTCAGCATCAATTCAAAAGACGACATTGACGACAAGAAGGCGGCACGCTTTGCCGCCATCATTGTGTCATGGCTTATCTGCGGACTTTTCCTATACCTAGCCTACATCACCGACTAACATGACCCAACCCGCAAACGACCGCCCCCCGCTGAAGACCATCGAGCAGTCCGGCAATTACCGCCTGAAACTCATCGCCCCGAAGTTCGACAAGATCAAGGTCTGGGAGGACGGCACGACCTCCTCCCGCCTGTTCTTCGTCGACGTGGAAGGCAACTGCCTGTCGAAGAACTACTCGACCAAGTACGGGAAGGCGCTGGCGATGCTCGTCGGCAAGTTCTCCGGCAAGTTCACCGCCGAGATCAGAACCGACGCGACACAGGCCGAGTTCCTGGAGTACCTCAAGCCCGCTTGCGGCCAGACCGTCGACGTGGCCGTAACCGTCGAGCCCAACGGCGAATGGCAGGGCAAGCCTCAGTTCAAATATAAACTGGCCTTCGCCCGCGGCACCGTGAAGCCGTCCGCAGCCGAACCGCAGTCAGGCGACGTCCCCTTCTAAGCCATGACCATCGTCGAAGGCCGCCCGACCCTCGTCCTGATCGCCGGCTTCTCCCGGGCCGGGAAGGACACCCTCGCGAACGGCCTGATGGAATGGTCTGAGAAGCGGGCCGCCAAGGTAAACTTCGCCGACCCGCTGAAGGAGTGCGCCAACGCGATGCTCTCTTATCTGCATCTCGACGGCGACTTCTTCAACGAGGAGTTCAAGGTCAAGCACCGCGACTTTTTGGTAAGCACCGGGAAGTTCGCCCGATCGCTGAACGAGGACGTCTTCGCCGAGCACCTCGCCCGCTACCTCCCGTTCGTCAGCGCCGACGGCCTCCCCCATGAGACGGTCGTCTGCTCGGATTGGCGCTACCTGAACGAGTACAGGGTCGTCAGCCGCATCATGGACGAATACAATTGGAACCTGCGCACGGTCTACATCTCGACCGCCGGCGTCCTGCCCGCGAACGACGAGGAAGCCTGGAGCCTCCTGGACCTCCGGGCCGAGGTCGAGTTCGACGTCGAGCTCTGCTTCAAGCCGAACAGCCGCAACGACATCATGGCCGAGGGGCGCCGCATGGCCCGCGCATGGAAACTCTGACCCGCGAGCAAGCCGTCTGGGCCGCCGGCATGGGCATCTCCATCGAGCGGGCCCGCTGGCTGCTGGAATGCCCGAAGTTCACGAACGGCACGATCAGGGCGACCGCCCAAGTCCGCGAGACCAAGCCCGACCACCACCTCGTCGTCGTCAACGGGAACCTCTATTTCCGCATCAACCGCGCCGGCCTCAAGGTGCTGGAACGGACGCCCCAGGACATCGGCCAAGCCCGGGCGTACCGTGACCGGCGACTCGTCGAGCTCGGGCTCAAGGCCGCAAAGGTATGAGCAAGCCCGTCCGCTTCGTCTTCGCTTCCGACTCGCATGGGGACATGGCCGACCCCGAGGCGCTCGACGCCCTCTGGGAGTTCTGCAAGGACTACAAGCCCGAGGTGCGCGTGGCCGGCGGCGACCATTTCGACTTCCGCAGCTTGCGCCGTGGCGTCGGCTCCTCTGACGCGGAGTCCGGCGAGTCCCTCAAGGCCGACCTAGACGCGGGCAAGGACTTCCTCCGCCGCTTCCGCCCCACCGTCTACCTCTGGGGCAATCACGAACACCGCCTGGACAACCTCATCGCGTCATCGGGCTCGGCGATGGTTCGCGACTATTGCTCCGACATCCGCGACGACATCAACGCCACCGCCAAGGCCGCCGGGGCGAAGACCATCCTCCCCTACCACGCCGATCGCGGCGTCTATCGCCTCGGCCCGGTCGCCTTCGTCCACGGCTACGCGCACGGGGTCAACGCGACGACCGTCCAGGGCCTTCACTACGCCATCGCCGGCGGAGCCCTTATTCACGGGCACACGCACAACCTCGCCAGCATCGCCCTGACCAAGCACGGGTCGGGTAATGCCTTCTCCGCCGGGTGCCTCTGCCAGAAGGACGCGATGGCGTACGCCTCCCACCGCCTCGCCTCGGCCCGCTGGGGCTCCGGCTTCGTGGCCGGCTGGGTCGACGGCGCCAATTGGAAGGCGTGGCTTGTCCATAAGGTCGGCGACCAATGGGTATGGCAGACCGGCCTCCGCTTCTACACCCCCCGCAAATGAGCCAAGGAAAGAACATCAAGGTCAGCGACGCCATGCTCGCCGCGATCGTCGCCGCAATCCATAATCAAGCCGAGAAGCCCCCCGAGGGTTTCCACACCCTGGAGGAGTGGCAAAAGAAATGGGGCTGCAAGATGTCATGCGCAAAGCGCTACCTGACCGAGGGCATCAAGCTCGGCCTGATTGAGCGCATCATGCTGCGCCACTCGTACGAGGGGAAGTATGTCCGCCAAGCCCCCTACTTCGGCCCGGTGCGCAAGAAGGCTAAAAAGCAAAGGTCTTGACGCTTGGCGGGACGACGGTCATCAACCGCTCCCCCCACGCCATGAACCTTCCTGCCAACCTTGACGCCGAGCGCCACCTCCTCGGCTGTCTGATCCGAGACGGGCTCCCTCTCCCCGAGGGGCTCATCCCGTCACACTTCTACGAGCCCAAGCATCAGGACATCGCCGGCGCCCTCGCGCAGCTCGACGCCCAAGGCATCTCGCCCGACGAGGTAACCGTCAGCACGGCCCTCCGCGATAACGGCGCCACCGCCGACCATGTCCTCGTCAACGACCTCACCTCATCGGTCGCCTTCTCGACCCTCAACCCCGCATGGGCCGATACCATCGCGTCGACCGCCCGCTTGCGGAGAATAGCCTCGGTTAATCTCCGCATCGCCCAAGCCGTCGCCGACCCGGCCACCGACCCAGACTCCCTCCTCGCCTTCGCCGAGGGCGAACTGAAGACCATCGCCGGCGCATCCAAGCCGAAGGCCGGCCCCGCTAGGATGCCCATCAGCGACCTGCTCGCCTTCGACCGCAAGGCCGACCCGTTCAACCTGATCGGCAACCGCTGGCTGTGCCGCGGCTCCTCCCTCGTCCTCGCCGGACAAGCGGGCACGGGCAAGTCCGCCCTGCTCATGCAAGCCTGCCTCAGCTGGACGCTCGGGCGGGACTTCTTCGGCATCAAGGTCGAACGCCCCCTGCGCTCGCTGGTCATCCAAGCCGAGAACGACCTAGGGGACTGCGCCGAGTCGTTCCAGGACATCAGCAACGGGATGCACCTCGACCAAGCCGAACGCGCCGAGGTCGAGGAACGCCTAGCCATCTACCGCGAGTCCGTCGCCACGGGCACCGAGTTCGGCAAGGTGCTGCGCCGCCTCGTCATCGATCACCGGGCCGACATCGTCTTCGTCGACCCCCTCATGGCCTTCTCGGGGTGCGACCTATCCGAGACCTCGGAAGCGTCCGCCTTCCTCCGCCAGACCATCCAGCCGATACTGAACGAGACGGGCGTCATCGTCGTGTTCATGCATCACACGGGCAAGCCGAAGTCCAAGGCCGACACCGACGGCCAGACGACCGCAGACCTCGCCTATGCCATGTTCGGGTCATCCGAGATCACGAATTGGAGCCGCGAGTGCGCCGTGCTCCAGCGATGCCCAGGCGAGGAACCGATCTACCGCTTCGGCCTGACCAAGCGCCGGGGCCGTGCCGGCCTCAAGAACTTTGAAGGCAAGTTCGCCGGGGAGATATTCATCCGCCACTCCCCCATCCAAGGGGAAATCCGATGGGTAGCCTGTTCCGCACCCCAACCCGCCAGCGGGGACGCCGTTTCCAGCCCCTCCAAGGGGTCGCCAAGGCGTTATTAAGGGTCAGCCTATACCCTCACCGCCTCGGACGACTAAAACGCCTTACAAGCCAAATGCGAGCCCATCCCCCCACCGACCCCACCCGTGGAGAAAGCCTAGGAGAAAGCATAGTTGTAGTAGTATGCCTAAAGGCATACATACATACAACACGTTCACTACGCTCACTACTCCCGCCTGTTTGGCGGGCGTTCGCGGTGAACGTAAAGAGCCAGCCAAGTCAGACCGCCCGGGTCTATCCCCATGCCTAGGAAGTCCCGACGTCTCGGCCCTCGCTGGACTATCCCGGGGAAGTTGGCGCTGAAGGCCAAGTGGCAGACTGACCGCGAGGCCATGCTCGCCCGATCCAAGGCCGGCACCGAGGCCAGCCGCCGAACCTATGCCGACCGACTGACCGCCCTTAGGGACTTCGTCGCCTCCTGGCCCTCGCAGCTCACGATGCAGGACATCAAGGGAAGGATCGAGGCCGACCGTCTACGCGGCGACAAGCGCTCAGCCGACTCCATCGTCCGCCGGATGCGTGAGCATGACCTCATCGCCTTCGACCTGGTCAGCGGTCTCTGGCAAAACCTTTGCAGGGTTGCGCCGAAGGACGAACCGCAAAACCTATGACGCGTGTCCCGACATCAGCTGAAC